CCCTAAGTTAAATCCAATTATTTTTATTAAAAAAAAGAAAAGAAAAAAACAGTCGTCCTTAGGGGTTAGTAGCTAGTGCGAAACGGACAAAAGCAAAACATTTATAAACGCACAAAAAGTAAATGTTATAAGCTTAAGATTTATCAAAAAGAAAATGAACGAATCCACTCTTTTTGAAAAACCTTTTAAAACTAAATAGTGTTAGTAACACGTTTGACTGGAGGTGTTCCTATAAGATAACCAAAATTGAAATCATCACCTGCAGCCTCCATAAGTAAACCACCATTAAAAGTAAATCTAAAAATAGAACCATTTATATTAGTATAAATTTTAGAACCATCTCCAGAATAAATTGGATAATCAGAACCATTAACATCCAAACCCTGTTGAATAAAAACATATCCTCTCTCAATCAACGGACCTTCATTGGATGTAATAGTTCCCTGACCAACCAATGAAATTGGAGTCTGTGCATAATAAGGCACTTCAAATTCCATACACCCATTTAAATCTGGATATACAATAGAAGAAAATGTTGGAAATTCAACAGCATGATTTTGTGTGCTAATCAATTGGGGTTTAAGAATAGCACCATTTAAAACAGTTTGTTGTGCTCTAGAAACAACATAAGGTTGTACATCTCGCCCAAAATTGTGAGTAACATTTGGGGCAGAAGAACTTCCATTATAATTAAATTTTCTAGAACCACCAAAGAAAAATTTATATCTACGACTACCGTTATAAAATCTATAAATGTGACTAATATAATTAGTCAAATTATTAAGAGGAAGATAGGTAGCTACATGAGCAGTAGCAAAAAATGAAACAGCAGTTGTAGGATTGAATTCAGCATTCAAAGAATAATTTTGAAAAGTATTAGTAATAAGACCCTGATTGTCTCCAAAATAAGAGGGATCAATACGCAAAGTATTCAAATTACCATCAGTTGTTGTTGCTTTCGAAAAAGGAATAGCGAATCTCTTCAAATCACTTGGAAATGGTTGATTTTCAAGAACTCTAAATGTAGGACTAAAACGTTTAATGACCTGACGCAAATTTGTAATCTTCTCACCAATACACAATTCTTCAGCAATTGTTGGAGAATATGTCTTCATTGAAAAGAAATTTCGAGCAGAATCTACAACTTGTTCATTATGCTCTGTTGCAATAGCAGTATCATTAAAAATTTGAGCCTTAAAAATACCATCTTCATAAACAAAAGAACTAATAGAATTTTCAACATCAGTTGATTCATCCTCAAAATAACGGCAATAATCTTCCCTTGAAATAACTGATCCATCAACCAATTTAACTACATCACTTTCTTCATCAATAGCATTAAAACCAGACAATTTAATAGTATTAATCATGTTTGAAAATTCAACACTACGCAACTGTGTTACGTTGGAAAAATTTCCAATAACATGATTTGAAATATTAGGAATAGCAAAAGACATATCTGAGTCTCCAGAAATCCAAACATTGTACTTAACAAAGCTAGCAACAGAATCACTAGACACCATTAAAGGTGTCAAAACATTCATCATAACAATACCTGTTGAAAATTTTGAATCTGGAATATCACCATGATCAAAAATTTCAGCATATTTCCATGGAGTATTTGCAACATAAGGAATACAAAATTCCATTTCAGAAGTAACTGACAAATCTAAAATTTCATTATAAACATAAGAACTATCACCAACAGCACTGGGATTAAAAATACCAGGATGGAAAGAAATTCTTATCCTACCAGAATGAAAACCTGTCTTAGCAAAAGATATACGATATTTTATACCACCTTTCCACTGTTGAAAAATAGATGCAACAAAACTTAATGGTGTAGTAAAATAAGTTTGTGAATTATTTGTATCCAATTGTGACAAACCTGGTGTTACATTCCAATATGTTAGTAAATCACCAGGAGCTGCAATATTAGACCATTGCTTATTTGAAATCAAAATAGCTGATTTGGAAATAACATGATTTATATCCATCTCATCCATAGTTGATGAAAACAAGCCCTGATGATTAGGAAGTGTGTTATCTGGCATAGCAGACAACTTAACACTCCTATCAACACCATCTGCATGTGTATAAAATTTACCAGGCAGATTGTCAATAGTTGTGTTCTGTGACAAAGAAATAGGTTTGTTAAAACCTGCTGCAGAAAAACCACCTGCCATAAAACGTGAAATCCACTCTACTGGTTTTGCAATAGGTGCAAGTTTTGGTGAAACATTAGTAATATTCCTAGCTAAATTACCTATAGAAGTCATAAGTGCTGAAACTGGAGGACCTGTTGTTTTAGAAATTTCTTCAGTTTTCATTTGTGCTGTGAAATTAACCAAAACTGGTTTTGAAGTAGGAACATGAAGTTCAATATCTTCAAACCAAGCAAAAACAGAAAAACCAGATACAGTAGAACTAGAACCTGAAGTAATAGGATTCAAAGTAGTTATAAATAAATCACCCATAGAAGATTCAGCAGTAATCAAATTATAATGAGACAAAGTTGAACAATAAGGAATTTTAAGCATAACGGGAGCACCTGATGCAATATCAAGTTCATTTCCTGGATAGCCTGTTTGATTTTGAACACTAATCTGCATTAACCTATTTGATTCAGTTGCAAAAGGCACAAAACAACACCAATATTTGCCAGCCATAAAAGGACTAGCATTAAAAATAATCTTAATATGAACATTAGCTCTAAAATAAAGAAAATAATTTAACTTATCAACAAGATTTGGAGATGCAGTAAAAAGTGCATCAGGAAATCTAATAGAAGAAACAACATCACCGGGAGTAGTAAAAGTAGTAGAATCGAAATTTCCACTACCAACTTGAACGGGCCTACGAAGAATGGAAGAAACAGTATGAATTTTAACATCATCTGAAAATTTCATCCATTCTGAATAAGTAGCAATCCCTGGTTTCTCATAATCCTGGGAAATGACATCATCAATAAAAGTAGTAATTTGTTCATTATCATGAACTTGTTTAATATCACTCAAATTAGTAGCGATTCAATGTGTTAACATACAAAAGAGGGTAGAATCAAACACACTCTTCAAACGCACCGGATTAATAGCCTTTATTTATTCTCGCACACATTAATCAATAGAAATTAAATAATCTCTCGAGACAAAATCATTCACTCATTGTAAACAATCTTGGTAGTGAACCGGGCTTTGCTGCTTCAAATAAACGGTGATCAATTGAAGCCCCTAGGCACTAACTTTCAAAACATTCCAGTAATCATTCCATATTTGACCATATCTTCATACCTATATTGAAAATGGGTTAAAAATTCTGGTCTTTCTTCAAAATATCTACTGGCTTTCTTATACTCTACAATCCATTTGTCAAATATTTCTTTTCCATGAAGACTCAATTCAAAAGCAGATGCTTCCAAATTTAATCTTGTTGCTTCTTCAGCATCCAATTCACCTCTGATCCAATTTACCATTTCTAACACAACATCCAAATTGAGAGGAGCAATAAATTGCATTTCACTCTCTTCCCATCTAAATTTGCGCTTCAAATAGGCAACTTCTGACAATTCTCTATAAGGAATAATCTCACCAGTCTTTGACTCATCAGTATAAGTCATACCAATTTGCTTATATCCTTCAGCTATAGTCACTTGATTAAAAACGTGAATAACTTTGTCTGAAATATTCACACAATTGTCGTCACCATATGAAACCATTGAAACATTTTCATTAAAAGACTTCATATTTTTCATGCTGTCTTCAACAATTAACATCCAAACGTATCTCATACTGACAGAATTGAACAAACTATTCAATATCGATGTAATCGGGCATCCAGATGGTTGCGAATGTGTCCACATGTACAAGTTGTCTCTACACAGATGAATTGAATTAACAATTTCTGCCCAAAGTACTCTACGAATTGTAGCATTTTCCTCACCATCATCATAAAAATCATTTACAATGTCCAAAATCTTGTAAAGAATATCTGCAACAAGTGTTCCATCAAAATTGCTGAAATCACCAGCTATCACTTTTCTTCCTTTACTCAATAATTTCTTTGCAGTTCTCGTCCAATCAGTTGAATAACAATTTGTTCCAACTGAAATTTCATTGTCAATTCGATTTTTCATAACATGAGCAGCAAAACCCATAAAGTACTTTCTAAACGTGAAAGTATAATCCATCGGTCCAGCAGAAAACACTCTTGTCTTACCTGCCAAAACTTTTTCAAATGGTCTTCGTTCATCTTTCAATGTGTCAATCCATACAGTCAAAACTCTCTTCTTCTCTTTGGCACATTTTATACGATATTCACTTCGTGCTTTAAGATCTGGGTGTACAATAAAATTATCATCTTTTCCCATCCATTTTGTTTTTCCAGTCAAACCCTCTTTACTATAAACCCAAGGATATCCTGGACTTGTTTTTCTCTCAATGGGTGGTAAATAATCATCACCTAAGACACCTCTTATAGCTATATAATCGTCATAAACTTGATCATAAACACCTCTCTCTATTTTTGAATTTACAATGCGTTTAACATCTTCAATACAAATATCAACAATCTTCTCATCAAGTTGAATGTTTGCGGCACCTGCTTTCTTAAGACCAATTTCCATGGGGTTGTAATTAACTTCTCCATAAGTAAATGGCCTCAACTTTGCAGGAATGGTATTATGTTTCGTTATTTTGTCATGTACCAAACTCGGAATAATCTTTGTAGTATTTGCACCTAAAATTGGAATTGGTATTTTTCCAATTGGTACAAAATTTCCTTCAGGAATCCAATTGTCCAATCCAAATTTAATCTTGTCTTCTGCACTGTCAATTAAAATCTCTAATTGAGCGCTCCATGGCATCTTCTCCATTGCTCTTTCAATATCACTACAATTGATAGGTGAAGAAATTCCTTCATTCCATTTTCCAGCAACATGAATTCCCAAAATTTTCTTTGGTAGCATTGAATTTATAGCAACTAACAAACTTCCACAATCACCATCTGTAGTTTCCAATCCAGAATACTCATATCTATCTCTAACAAAAAATTTTTGAACATCTTTTGAATTTGGTATGCTTGCATCATACTGTATTTCTGTCTCAACATCTCTTGCATAAATATTTCCAAATTTCATAACAACACCCTCATCAAAAGGTACAACTAAAGCTGCACGTGTAGTTTTGAAATGTGACATTTGAACACCATCTGCTAAACTACCCATCAAACTAGCATGATCATTCATACCAGATGAGGGAAAGCACAATAACATTTGATCTTTCAATTCACCAGCTCTGTTGCAAACATCCTCTGTAAGTATACTTTTTGCATCAAACACATGTGGTTTACTAATATTTCTATTATATATTCTCACACGTGTTGCTTCTTGCATATAAATCTTAACATGTCTTGCTGTCAAAGCAATTTTGCCCTTCAAAAAAACAATTTTGATCTTTGCACACCATCTACCATTAATTTCACATTCCATTGTATAGGAATTTGAAATAATTTTGGATGACACACTCATTGCATTTGTATCAACAGCCATTTGTGCTTGCATTTGACTTGTTGAATCAGTGATAACAACATTTTCTTTGCTTTCATCTATCTTCATGTCAATTGCTTCATCAAGTTCACTTTTCAAAGTGTTATAACGTTCCATTCGTATTTGTTTGCGAGTCTTACTATCAGAATCACTCAACTCTGTTCGATATTTTTGCTTATTTTTCTCTTTTTCAGCTCCACTCTTACTCAACTCTGTTCTAAAGCGTTGTTTGTTCTTCTGTTTCTCTGATCCACTATAAACTAACTCTGTTCTAAAACGCTGCTTGTTCTTTTGTTTTTCAGATCCACTATAAACCAATTCTGCAGAATACTCTGATGTTTCAATAGAATTGTTTTTAAAATATTTCATTCCAAACCAAAACAAACCAATAACAGGCAAAACAGCCAATATTGATTTAAATATAGGATATTTGTTCAAACATTCTACTGCTTTTCCAATAAAATTACTTGCATCTTTCTTTGCTTCTTGTGCAGCTTGTGACAAATCATAATAATATTTTTCATAAAGGGGTGTAACAACTCTAAATTGTATAAAATCTTTCAATGCTTGAATAGGTTTCTTCATTCTGGAAATATAACTATCATCATAAAAAATTGAAATTTTATCCAATTCCTTTCTATATCCACTTGCATCATAATCACTTCCAAATTCCATGAATTTTTCATGTACAATGTCAAAAATTTGTCGTGCCTCAGCAGACCAAACTTGAGGTTTCTTTCTATACATACCCTCAACAAAATGGTACATTCCTACAATATCTATTGCATTCAATGTTGCTTCTTTGTTCTTAAGCACAACTCTTATATCTGAAGATCCCATCTGAGCATGATATTCTTCATTCATTACATCCTCATCATCTATGTAAAAATCATCAAGAATTTGTTCACTTGCATGTCTATTCAAAAATTCAAAAAGCTTTGTTGATTTTTCATGCTTTTCTCTGTAAATATTACGACACTTCTGTGATAATTGGTCATAAGTAAGCTTTCCACTCAATTCTCGTCCTGTCATAGCATCAATAATTGTAAATACATAAACGTCCAAGTTCAAAACTTCACCAGTTTCTCTCTCTATTTTCTTTGTATCTAACAATGTTTTTCCTTCAGAACCAGTTTTCGACCATTGTGCCAAATTGTCAACTTTAACACACAAATCTATTCTTCGTTTAAAAGCTTCTTTACAATGTATAGATTTTATATCCATTGCATTTGGCATCATATTTGATGTTAAAAAAATAGCTTTTGAACAGAAAAAAGTATTACGTTTTTCTGTAAGATCTGCCATATGCAAAGGATAAGGAGCCAAATTTCCACTTCGAATAAGTTCCATAAATTCTAAATTTGGATTGGCAGTTGAGTCCACCATTTGACCAAAATCATCATAAATTGTTACTGTTTGACCACAATAACCATCCCAAAATTCGGTTTCTATCATCCTCATATATATATCTGAGGACCAATCTGGCGTTCCATCTTCTTTCATCACTTTGAAACCATCTTCAGATAACAAATCAATAGCCAAAGCCCATGAAACTCCTGATTTTCCTTTGCCACTATCTCCACTCAACATCAATACAAATGGTTCCAACCGTGGTCCACTTCTTCTAGCTCCTGAAACAAAAGCCAAATTGTAAAATTTTGTCAAAACAGCCATATGTGACGCAAAAGCACTATAAGTTTTGGGATGCAATTTCAACATTTGAATATCTCGCATATAATTTAATCCCTGCTTATACAATGCTTCTACATGATCACACTTTGCAGCACTTCGCTTAATTTCTGTTGGAACTTCATTCTTAAGTAACAATTGAATATCATCATACCATTTCTCCATTCCAGCCAGTAACATACTTAACTGTTGGATTTCTGGTGGATATCCTGTATACAAAACATAAAGTTCCCCAAAAATAAAGCGAACCAATCTTTCAATTCCTGCCCATGCAAAAGTTAGACCTTTAATTACATCACCTAACTTCTTTGCAGCAGTACAAATATCATCTATATCAGATCCTTTTGGTATCTTAGAAAAAATAGCAGCACCACCAATCACTGAAATCAATGTTGTCAATGCAATCAATGGATCATTTTCACCTACTTGGGCTGAAACTTCCTCATCACTCCTACAACTTCTGTTCAAATAATTGACCAAAATCAAAACACTCTCTTGAATCATGCATGTGACAGAGCTCAACAAAGAAAAATCAACTCCAAAAGTCATCAGGTAATTTGCAACCATAAGTGCTATAACTGTAGGTTTGTAGTCACTCATAATAATTGTTGCTATACATGTCACCATACAGATAACTTTTTGTATTTCTGTAAAACTACATTTCAATGTTGTCATCAGTGCTGTAACCTGGTCAACCAACTCTTCCATTCCACTAACGTTATGATTTACGTTAATATCAAAAAGAGCTTGTGCTCGGAAAGAAGTTCTCTTCATCAATGGCTTCAATCTTCCATAAAGCATAGGTGCTTCAATTTCCTGTGTGTTGATTACAACAATCAAATCACCATCTGCACATTGAATTTCAAATTCAAACATCTTTCGTCCTTTCTTTCTGTAGCATGGAACTCTTTTTCCATGCATTATTGCAATAGTGTAAAACTTTGATCCACTTGCAGCAAAATTTGATTCTAAAACCAAATTGCTAAGAATACATCTCCTTAGGTTGTTATTTCGAGATTTTTCCTTAAGCTGCTCAATTTGCATGTGATCGAATCTTGTGGTTGCCATCTGAGCTCTATAAATAGGTCTCATAGTCTGTGTCAATATTTGGTATACGTCACGTGTATCATATTCACTCAATTTTTGTCCATTTTTGAGCAAAATGTCAGCATTTCTATGAGCTGAACACATATGGTTGTATGCTGATTGTAAATTTTTAAATTCAACATACTTGCACACTGAACACTTAAATTTTTGCAATAAAATGCAATTTTCATTGTGTTCTCTCAAATCTTCAACTCGTTCACCACAATAACACAACACTGTTCCAAAACATCCTGAATTTATCTTGTGATTGAACAACGCTTTGACTGTTGTTGTTTTCACTCCACAATCACACTCATACACATTCATAAAGCACATCATACTTTGTTTTTCATTCACATCTACTTGTTGTCTTTCCTCACAAATGGAATTAACATCATTTGTGGTATCACTAGACTTTTCAGCCTCCTCACAAATGGAATTTACATCATTTGTGGTATCATCAAACTTTTCAGACATGACATCTTTCAAAACATCATTGATTATTTCACTAACAAAGTTAGTGGTTGACTTCGACTCTTTGGTCAAGGTGAACTCAACAACACCTTCTTCAGTGGAATTTACATCACTGGTTTTTCCATGAATCTTTTCAGTCATGGTAAATTTTATGACACCTTGTGATGTCTTGGAAATTAAACCAACTTGTGATTCTGACTTTTCAGCCATGGGACATTCAATACCCTCCTTGAGTTTGGATATAAGATCCATGGTCAATTCAAGGTTACCATAAAACACACACTGTATCAACACTTGTAATTAACACTTGTAATTAACACTTGCGAACACGTGGGGCACCAGTTGAAACTGGTAATGAGACGGCACTATGG